GGTAGTACCAGTACTGGTCCTCAGAATTTAGGGCAGGTGCCTTTGAAAGATAAATAGCAAACTCAGGAATCAAATTCAAATTAAGAAGAAAAAGAGATGGAGACAGGAGAGATAAAAAATAAGGGGATAGAATCCAGGACTATAAGTACCACATTCAGCACAGAGGTAAGAAATGCTGATGGTGGTGGTGATGTAAGGACTGTATCAGGATATGCACTACTCTTTGATAGTGAGACAGATATGGGAGGATTCAGGGAGGTGATAAGAAGAGAGGCAGTAAATGATATCATATCCAAATCAGATATAAGAGCATTAAAAAATCATGATCCTAATATCATATTGGCACGGTCCAAATATGGCAAAGGCACACTTGATCTATCTATAGATGATAAGGGTCTGAGGTTTTCTTTTGATATGCCACACAGCAGAGAGGACTTACTGGAAGAGATGGAGAGGGGTGATATAGATCAATGCTCATTCAGATTCCAACTAAATGAAGATGGACAGAGATGGACAGAGGCTGCAAATGGAGATAAGCCACTGAGAGAATTAACAGGATTTAGGGCACTGTATGATGTGAGTGTGGTAACATTTCCTGCATATGAGGATACCACTGTGGCACTGGAGGCCAGAGATAAATGGTCCACTGAGATAAATAGTGAGAAAACTAAAGAAGTAAATATAAAAAATGATGCCGAAGTGAGAAGACGAGAGTTAGATCTGATGGCATTGACAGAACAGGAAGCCTAGAGATATGGCATCATTTTAAAAAAATTAAAAAGAAATTAAAAAATGGCACAGACAAGTGTAGAATTGAAAGGAAAACGGACTAAACTCTTTGAGGAGTTGCAAAAAATGAACTCAGATATCCCCTCTAATGAGTGGAATGATGATGTGAGGTCCAAGTGGGATGCAAAAAAAGCAGAGCACAGCAGACTGAAAGATGTAATAGCCCTCACAGAAGAGGCAGAAGGTGAAGAGAGAACACAGATAGAACTGGATGCTAATAAGTCTAAGAGCACAGAAACCAGAGAACAGAGAACAGATGCAGCAGGTGATGCTATGACATGGTCTGAGGCGTATAACACATACCTGAGATATGGTAAGAGAATGCTAAAGCCGGAGGAGCGCAGTATGCTAGTAGCTGATAAGGCAATGAGCAAAGCAGAAGAGAGAGCTCAGAGTGTAGGTACTGATGGAGCAGGTGGATATCTAGTGAATAAGGAGTATGATAATAATCTGGTAGAGACCATGAAGCAATTCGGTGGGATGTGGCAGGTTAGTAATATCGTAAACTCTACCACTGGAGGACAATTGCTAGTACCTGGACTAGATGAGACTACTAAGAAAGCTGCAATAATAGCGGAGGCTGCCACACTATCTGCTACAGATATGGCATTTACGCAAATTGCTCTCAATGCTTATAAGTACGGTAGTGCATTACTACTTTCTGAGGAGTTTGTACAGGATGAAGGTACTAATATACTGGGAGAAATCACTCGTATCATGGGTGATAGATTTGGTAGAGGTACTAATGAGCACTTTACTACTGGAGATGGATCAGGAAAGCCTACAGGAGTAACAGTAGGAGCATCAGACTCTAGTATTACTATGGTAGCAGATACCATCACAAGACAGAAATTACTTAACCTCTTACATGCAGTAGATCCTGCATATAGAGATGGTGGTAGATTCATGTTTAATGATGATACTCTCCTGCAGATCATGGCTCTGGATCATGGTGCATCAGATAGCAGACCTGTATGGGCAGCAAGTATGAGAGATGGCACTCCTGCCACTATCATAGGAAAGCCATATACTGTAAACCAGGACATGCCATTAGTAGACACTTCTACTAATAGAGGTATACTCTTTGGAGATTTTAGCAGATACACGATCAGACAGGTGAGAAGTATGGCGGTAAGACGTACAGATGACAGACACATAGAGACTGATCAGATAGGATTTTACGCATTTGCAAGATTTGACGGAAAGATAGTAGATAGTGCAGCTATAAAATATATGGCAGTAGCATAAGAAATATATGAAAATATATCTAAAATCAGCGACATCCACCAAAGCCCTGGGCCTGATAGGCTCAGGGATGGTAGATGTTAAGGATAAGACATTTGCACAGGCTCTGGTAGATGCTGAAATGGCACTAACAGAGGCAGGACATAAGAAGTGGAAAGATGCTATAGATAAGTCTGATGCATCATCTGCTGCTGCCCGGAATAAGGCAAAAGCTATCAATACACTATCTAATAATAAAGATAAGGTAGAAATAGAAAAACGAAATGCAATAGCAGCAAAAGAGGCTGCAGGGAAGGCCCTTACTATAGCTGTAGATACAGCAAGGCATGATAAAAGTGCTGCTGAAAAGACATCAAGTAAGAAGAAAATAGAAGAGGCTAAGAAAGCAATGGAGAGAGCAGATAAAGATATAGAGGCAGCCACTAAGAGACTGGCAGATACTGAGAGGGCTATGGTGAATATGAGTAAACCTACAAAGGTAAAAGCACCTAAGAAGGTAGAGAGTAAAGGGCACAGCACTTTTATGGGTGCGAGGAGCCAGGTAAAAGGTAAGAAGCCGGAATAGAATATGGTAACTGTAAAGACTGCATCAGTACTGGAGCCTATACCACTGGCAGATATGAAAGTATATCTCAGGGTGGATACAGATCAGACTCTGGAGGATGATCTGATACAGTCTCAGATGGATGGAGTGGTATCAGAGATAGAGACTAGTTATAACGTATCTCTGATGACCCAGACAGTGGAGGAGTACTATGATGGGTACTGTAAGTATTACGAACTTACCAGAGGCCCGGTACAGTCTATTACTGATATAGACTATCTACTGGATGATGTATGGACTGAGTACACTTTGACAGATGCGAGTACAGACCTATATAGCAAGATAGCAAGGGTAAGGATGCATGAATCCTTTATACCTGATGATGCACTGGAGGTAGTAAGATTTACCTATACAGCAGGATGGACTGCAGCTACTCTACCTGCATACATACTTAATGCCATCAGGACTCTGATGAGGGTATACTACTGCAGACTGGAGGATAGAGAGAAGTTAAGAAAGGCAGCGGTGCAGATGCTGCAGCCACTTAAGCAAAGAGTGAGTAGGGTGTGATACGATGAACGGTGAACGGGAGACGATATACGGATAATGGGATATACTAGGGATATACATGATACGGGCCGGAGGAATAGGAGGATAGAATTTAAGAGGGCCGGGGGTACTGTAGATGATATGGGAGAGGTAGATAGATCTAGTATTACTACTGTAGCCGGAAGATGGGCATATGTAAAGACATTGTCAGGCGTACAGGATAGGATGAGTGATGGGATAGTATATGAGGGAGATAGAATACTATTTATCACCAATTATACAGCATCTCTGATGGATCAAGGATTATATATCACATATCGTAGTAAAGACTATGATATAAAACATATTGACAATGTGGATGGCGGTGATGAGACTACCATATATACCACACAGGTAAGGACTGGAGGAGGATATCTATGACATTAAGCAATCTAAAGCATAATGCATATATAGCTAAAGATGGGAGTAAGATAAGAAGGAGGAGAGATAGCGTAATACCACTGGGTAACAGGGCTAATACTAAAGATATACCAGGATGGGATATCAAGAGGATGAAAGTCTATGTACAGGCCCGGATAGCAAGAGAGGCAGAGAGCAGGATGAGCAAAGCAGGTGCAGAGGTATTACTGGCATCAGCCAGGAGAGAAAGCCCATCTCTAAGTGGTAAACTCAAAGATGCCCACTACATAGGTAAGTCTAAGATGGACAGATACTTTGTAGGCAATAAGGTAAAAAATAGTATAGGGGTGGGGTATTCTGCATTTGTACACTTTGGTACAAAGTATATGAAAGCTAATCCCTGGTTATACAGAGCAGTACAAAAGAGTAAGAGTAAGATCAGAAGGACAATGATAGATAAGCTGAAAGGAAAACTAAAAGCAGCATGATAGATAACGAGTCAGAAGCTATACAGCAATTATTGCAGGATGATGGTCCTCTGAGCACTGCTATAGGCACCTATACTGAGAAGGTGGGAGCAGGTACACAGGCTATCTCTAAGATATTTGTGAACACTGTACCCAGTACTGTGTTGGAGGCGGATACTCCTTTTATTAGAATAAAAGAACTATCAGGCATAGACAATCCTACTAAGGATGGTAGGGGTATAAAGACTGCAATAATGGGTGTAGATATATATGCCCAAAGAAATAAAGAGGCATCTGATATACATAATTTGATATATACTGTGCTCCATGATTATACAGGCACACAGGGGAGTATAGTGGTGCAGGAGATGTGGTATGAGACTAGAGATATGGATCATGATCCTAATCTGGAAAAACAGATGCTGAACTGTGAGTATAGGGCGAGAGTGGAGGTGTGAGATAAGAGATAAGAGATACGAGATATAAGATATGATATAAGAGTTAAAAAGATATAGTAATGAATATAAAATTTATAAAAGACTGGACCCATCATAAGGCAGGAGTGGAATGTTGGATATCGGATAGTGCAGGAGCCAGATTAGTAAAGGAAGGATATGCAGAAGTGGTAGTAAAAAAACCGAAGGCATCTCCAGAAAAGGATAAAGGATTTAAAACATTTATAAATAATAAGTAATGGCAGGTGAATTATCAGGAACGCTGTACCGTATCAGATATGATGATGGTGGAGGGATGAAGACAATAGAGAGTGCGACTAGTGGCAGTGATGAGACTACTACCAGGACTCGTACTATAGTGCACAAAGATAATCCGGGAGACTGGGATGAAGTAATACCAGATGGATTTTCTGGATCTTTTTCATGTAATTTTTTCATGAAGGATAGCAGTGATTATCTGCAGCTCAGACAGGCACAACTTAATAAGACTCTACTTACCATAGATGTATCAGATAATGTATCAACTAATGATCTATTTACACAGGGTGCATATGTAGTAGGTATGAGTGCCACATTTACAGTACGAGAGACAGTACAGTGTACTGTGAATCTGGTGAAGACTGGGGATGTGACAATAAGTACTGTACCGGTTTAAAATAGGCAGAAATAATCTAGTATGAAATATATAACCATCAAGGGTGAAAAGTTACCCTTTAGAATAGATCCTGTATACCTGGAGCAGTTTGAAGAGGAGCACGATGTGAATTTTATGGACTTTGATGTCCGTAAAGTAAAAATGAGCAAACTGCTCCAATTTATCTACATATGTATCATTAAAGGGATAGGTACTCACAATAAGAGAGTAGAGGATGATGATGATAAGATAAGGATACAGACTATGGAAGAGCTCTATGAGGATATGGATGTGGGTGATATCATGGAGGCATTTGGACAGGTAACAGACGCCATGTCCAATAAGCCAAAAAAAAAGAAAAGCACCACAGGATAGAGGATGATATTATAGAGTCATTTCATGATCTGAAAATGTGCTGCTACTCTTATGGTATGAAGATATCAGAGTGGGCAGGGTGTGATGATATAGATGAGCTCTATACATGGTATCACTCCAGGAAGTACAGGGAGATGCAGAGGATGGACTATCAGAGGATCATGGTGGCTAATCTGATGTGGGAAGCCAGGATAAACAATAACCCTGTAGGTCCAGAGGATGTATATAAATTTCCAGATGATGAGGATAAAGTGCAGGTATGGGATAAGGATCAATTAGAGCAGCATACAGCAATGTGGGAGAGATTTGATACACAGTTAGACCTCCCTCTGATGGGTGCTAATAACGAAACAGAAGAAGAATAGAATAATGGGCAGCCTGGGGAGTGCTAATTTAGAAATAGGAGCAAATACTGAAAAACTAGCAGCAGCACTGGAGGCATCAGAGGCTGCAGTATTTACCTCTTTAGGAAGTATATCTGATATGATGTCAGGTTTAGGTGATGAATTTGCCGGAGGTTTTGAAAATATGTTTTCTGGTTTTGATGGGGTGGATCTTTCTATAGGTAAAACAGTACGAAACTTTAAGAAAATAACAGGATCAATAAAAGCACTCGCAGCACTCGCAGCGATAAGGATACCATTTATAGGGGGCATTATTACTAAGTTACTGGGCCCTATCACAGCAGTCATCACAGCAGTAGGAACTCTAGGGGTATTCATACACAAAAATTTTGAAGTAGCGATAAAGGTTACTACTCAATTTATAAATAAGATAATAGACCTCAGAAATAAGTTTACTCCTGTGAGAGTAATAGTAGACCTCATGATACTACAGTTTAGGAATCTGATGACTGTAGGAAAGGGGATAGTAAAACAGTTTAAGATAGTATTTTCAGCTATAGGGGATGGAGTATCAGCCCTGCTTAAAGGAGATTTTGGCAAAATAAAAGAGGTATTCACTAAGGCATTTAAAGACAGCTATGATAATATCAAAAAGACTACAGAGGATGTAGTGGATAATGTATCAGATGCATGGAAACAATTTGGCGAAGATCTGGAGCCAGTCACAGAAGACCAAGTAAAAAAGATATTAGGCCCACTGGGTGATATAGGGGGATTTCTGACAGGATTATTTAGCAAAGTAGATTTTAAAAAGCTATTTAAAAAGAAAGTATTAGCACTAGAGCTAGACATACTTATAAGTGGAGCAGATAAATCAGAAGCAAATTTAAAAGCAAATTTAACAATATTAGAGACATTGCTAGGCAAGTCTGTTAAAAATATAGAAACTCAAGCAAAAAGAGCAGGGAAGGCATGGAAGAGAGATTTTGATGATAAAATCAAACAATCTGCTGTAATTACTACTGAACTCATCAGGAGAAAATTTAGCAATGCATTCACTGAAATAAGAAGAGATATAGCTAATACACTAGGGGAAGGAGCAGCGGATATAATAACTAATATTTTTCAAGGGGTAGATACAGAAAGGCTTAAGGAACTTAATGCAGAATTAAGGCAAACAAGAGAGATATTATCAGATCAGACATCCACTAATGAGCAGAAGGATGCAGCCAGAGCAAGGATAGCACTAATAGAGGCAGAGATAAAAGCAGAAAAGCAAAGGGGCAATGTAATACTCCAGACTGCTAAACTCGCTATAGATACAGCCAAGAGTGTGATAAAATCTATGTTGGCAAAAGCTATAGCCGGAATGATAGCAGGGGAGGCTAATAAGGGTATAGTAGGGCTAATCACTGCAGGTATAGGTATAGCTGCTATATCAGCATTATTTTCATCCAAAGTACCCAAACTGGCCAGAGGAGGTGTATCAGATGGTCCTGCTAATGTAATAATAGGTGATAATCCAAGTGGTAAAGAATTAGTGCATCCCTGGGAGCGAAATGAGGAATTTAGTATGGATATAGCCCGGCACATTAATAAGTATAGCAAAGGTGGAGGGGGTGAGATATATCAGGAGGTAAGATTTAGCGTAGATGAGATAATAATAATGTTGCATAATGGGCTGCCCGGATTTATTAGAAAACATGGGTTTAATCCACTTGTGGTATGAGCATAATACTTACAGGATCATGTAATGATACATCAGGACGTACCTACAAAGTAGATATCTATGATAGAGATGCATCTCCTGCTGCTGATGAGATATTACTAGCATCAGTACCATCTATTACCGGGAGTGGTCCTAGTAAGTCATTTAATGCAGTAGTGATATCTAAAACTGCCACATGGAAGGTGGATGTAAATCCAGATGTAACGGCCCAGTATGTACCTCTCAATAGTTTTATAGCAGCACTTAAGGTTACTAATGATGAGCAGAGATTCCACTGCAGGATATACATAGATACATTTTTAGAATTTGTAGGATATATCCAGACTGATCAGCTAGTGATACCCATCACCAGTAATGGTGCATACACCCTTACTCTTACAGCATCAGATAGGCTAAACTTAGCAAGTAATTTTGATTATGATGCAGTATACGCATTTGAGGGAGATCAGAAACTGAGAGACCTACTACTGAAAGTATTAGAGAGTATGGGTCTATTTGAGATATATGCAGATGGAGAGCCTATACTATCTATAGCACACCAGTACTATGAGAATCAGATGCCTAATGATACCTCAGACCCTTTTGATATGTGGTATCTTAACAGGGCACACTTCAGCAAGAAACTCACAGAGGAGGAGGAACTCACAGCAGTGGGTGATATATTTGATGGATTAGGATTTGAGACTGCTAAGAGAATATTAGAAACTGTAGACTGTCAGAAAGTACTGGATACTATAGTGGGAGATACCCACTGTTTTATCATGCAGGATGAGGGCTACTATAAAGTATTTTATAAAGGCATATACTTGCTAGCAGATACAGTACCACAGTATAGATATGATAGGACAGGAGCCCTGCTATCATCAGGAAAGATTATGGCAGATATTACTATAGGTAGTAAACTGTCTAATGATACGGGCAACTATCTTATAGATAATGCAAAGTATACTTTTCTGGGTCCACTCAAAGAGGTAATAATACGGTATAATGTAGCCAGTAGGAATAATCTCATCACTGGGCATGAGTGGCATACATACGATCAGACCCTGGAGACATTCGGAGAGGTAAGTAATGCAGGTAGTGCTATACTATATGGATCACTCCCGGTAGAGTTAAAACTAGAGGGAGGTGATATCTTTACTAAGATATATGTAAGATTAAAACTAGGGGTAACTGTAAAGATAGGCACCTACTACCTCATCAGATCAGCCACTATAACTAATGGAGCAGTAGACTATGGCAATCTATCATGGTCTCTCACTGCAGGTACTGTGGACTTTATCACAGAGGTATTTAATTCTACTATTACAGGCCTGTCTTTTTTAGATGATCTGCCCAGGCAGGAGATCACATTTGAGACTGTAGATTTACCAATACCAGAAAGCGGAGAGTTATCAGTGAAAGTAGAACTACTGGATCTGCTAAGTGTGGGAGGTATATCTCTATCAGGTATATTCACAGCACCAGACGAAATAACAGGAGGATATCAGCTATACTGGAGGGCTACAGATAACTATATGAGGGTGGTGGCAGAAGATCCGGAGCAAAATATACAGGCACTGGACTACATAGACTATACCACTACTATTAATAGTAATAACTCAGAAACCTATAAGAGAGAGATAAATACAGGTGATGATCCTAATAGCCAGAACTATAGCAGATGGAGGGTCTATAATGGCACAGATATAGTAGATAGTAATGAGGAATGGTATACCCCTGCACATGTTACCCTTAAGCCATATGGAGAGTTGCTATCCTGGGATATAGCAAGATTTAGAAATGGCACCATACATGTACTATCCGGCACTGTACACAGTAACTATAGGAAAATCACCCCTTTTAATAGATTAACTTTCGATAGTAAGACATTTGTGCAGACACAAGCCCGGCACATAGGGCATATGAATGACTATACAGGCCACTTCCTACAGGTGAATGTAGATGCCACAGGGCTCAGCACATTGATAAAAAGAAAAAAGAAAGCTGCAGAGCCTGTAAGAGATCCCACATACAATCCTGCAGCAGTAACGAGTGGCCCGGTAGCAGAGATAGTAACAGGAGTAACAGGAGTAAATGTAGATGTAACAGTGGCAGATTTGCCGGACCCTGATGAATTTGACGAGACCGAGATAAACCTAATAATGCAGGGCACCAGATGGAATAATGTAATAATGCACTATAGGGCTACTCCTGCAGGACCGGGAGAATATAGCATAGACTTAAGTGGTAGTAATAATAGGATGGTCCTACATGCTGATAGTGCACATACTACGAGTGATGAATTTTTCATAGTAATAAATATGTAACTCATAACTCTAAAATGATAACTCTCCACCCCTCTCACAGTACCCCTACTTACTATAATCTAAGCCCTCTGCCCATAATTTTGCCATTAAAATTTAATGGCAAATCACTGCAGCTATACCACTTGTCCAGATTGTAAAATAGAGTATTGCCGGAGGTGTGAGGGCCATGAGTGTAAGGTAAAGAAAACCAAAAAAATATAAATGAATTTCTATACAGAACTGGAGGCTAGAGAAGAGTATACAGGTATACTAAAGACTTATGCTGGGCTTATAATAGAGGCGCCTAGGCTGGAGCTGGTAGTGTCAT